CAACTACTTAAACGAGCGCGGCAATCCTAGTGAAAGCCGCTTTCGTGAAGCTGTTGTTGATTTTATAGTTGGACAGATGAAGACAATGGGTATGAATCCGGGTGAACCCAAGGACAGAGCCAGAATTCAAAAAGAAACACACAATATTGTTGATTTGGCTATCGAACAACTTGGATTAGCGCAAGAAAGGGCTTCACTAAATGAAGGCTCTGTACCACATTCAGCCCATCATGTCGTTAAAAAGATGATGAAAACAGGAAAAAGCGCCAAGGAAACATTAAAAAGCTTAACTACTAATCTTTCTGACGAAGAAGCTGAGCGCTGGCTTAAGCGTCACAAGGATGAAATGGATAGTGCTAAGCAAGATTTAAAAAGCCAAAATGAAGCAATGTACGAGCCCGGCCGAGCTGTTGCTGATATTGATACTGGCGAAGAACGTATGAGCCCTAATGATCTTGACGGAGAATCAGTGCAAGATTTAGCTGATAAATTTGGTGTTAAAGCTAGTATAGAACAGGCTAGTGATGGAAAAGACGTAATCATAGTTAGACATAAGAGAGGCGATGTAACAGTACATAACGATTCAGATGAAATGTACCAAGAACTTGCAAAGCGTTCTTCTATGAAAGAAGATATGGGAAGCGAAATTTTAATTCCCGGCTATGGCAGTTTAACTGTTCGTCAAGCAAGAAGAAAGCTTGCTAAATTAATTATGGCTGCAGCGGAGGATGCTCAAAAAGATCCTCCCGCATTTAGATACCTTGATGATGGAGTCATTCAGGCCATACATCAAGCATTAAAGGATAATAATGAACAATGAATTTATTAAGAAGATTTTGGAATTGGTTTACAACCCCTAACACAGAGCCTTGTTGTGATGCACCACAAGATTGCTGTGACAATGAAGAGTGTGATGATGATTGTTGTGAAGGTGAGTGTTGCGACGAGCCCGAAGAACAATTATCAGTGCAAGAATTGTTTATTGAAGTTTGTACTGATTTAGGTATTGGTCAGAAAATTCTGGATAGTACTGATGCTGTATCAAAATTTGAAGAGTGGTACACCGGTGAAGCTAACAAGCAAAGTGTTCTAGACTCTATTAAAGATTTTGTAAATTCTGATAGTGCAATCAATGCTAAGTTTCAGCGTTCACTAAAATCAGCAGGGATAATAAAATGAAAATAACTAAACAAAGACTTTTAGAAATTATTAAAGAAGAGATATCTTCTGATCCAGCATTAAGAAACGCAATTGAAAAATTGTCTAATAAAATTGATAATTTAGATGTTAGTATTGATTATTTGGCGTCTGCAATCACCGGTGAGGATGCTTTGTCTATTGGATTGTCACAGAAAGCACTTGGAAGATTGCGAAAGGCCCCAACTGTAAGTGTTGGAAAATCAGATGTATCGGAGAGCAATGATGAAGATTAATGAAAAAAAGATGTATAGACTTATTATCAAAGAAGTTTTTAGTGAATATAATTTATCTGAAGATAAGGCTGATGATTTACTAGCATATATTAAAGGTGGACCTAAGCCAGATTGGATGGACGATGATGATCGTGAAATTCCAAAACCTCCAAAAGTCCCGGCGTCTAAAAAACAAGCAGCCGATGATACAATGCCATTTGGACCTTCGGACATCCCGTCAGATGACGCTCCAGAGCGAGATGTTAGCGGCTTCCAAGATCGTGCCGGTCCACCTTTGGAGGATCAAATTGCTGCACTAGTACAGGGCATGCCACCTGAAGAAGTAGCAGATATTTTTCAAGCTGTATTTGAAAAGCTTCCCGGTGTCGAAATGCAGGATGAGGAACCGCCAGAAACTTTGTACACACCCGGCGCTGAAGGTCGACCACAGGTTGGGTTTAAAGAAGAATTAATTCGTATAATTAAAGACGAATTAAAAAATCTTACCGAGGCTAAAAAAAAAGAAAATTGTTTCGCGAAAGGTAAGTATGAAACATTTAAAGGCAAGGCAAAGTGCATTCGAAGAACTAAAGGATTAGATTCTGAAAGTGCAAATGCTTATGTTGCCAAGGTTTTAAGAGATATGGGTGAGATCGAATAGGTTATATAATGGAAAAAGCACAAGCATTCTTAGACACATGGTTAGCTAAATTAACATCAAGAAAATTGATGGTTTGGCTCACAGCAACTGCAATGACATTGGCAGGCCAAGTTACTAGTGAAGATTGGGTAATTATTTCTGCAATTTATATTGGTGGTCAAACTGTAATTGATGGTATTGCAAGATTGCGAGGGCACAATGATTAAAGGCAAAATAATTAATTTTGTACTTAAAAATTGGAAATCTATTTTACTAGTAGTTTTTTTTATAATGATCGCTGCAAAAAATCGACACGATTACCTATCTATGCAGAAAGCATATCAAACACAAGTTGACTCCCACAAAGCTCAAATTGATGGCCTCAAAGAAATACATAAACAACAAATAGAGGAACAAAGATTGCTCGCAGAAAGCCACTTGGAATCTCTCGCTGTAATTGAAGAAGACTACGAAGATGCATTACAGATGATTGAGGAACTAAGAGAAGATAAAAAAGGCAAATATAGGAACAAATTTAATAGCGATCGAGAACAACTAATTAAAGATATAGAAGACACTTTTGGGATCCAGTATGTTCCTTAAACTTTTATTAATGTTTTCTTTAACGGCCAATGCAACTGAGTCGGCCAAGTTTACTTTTTTAGAATATAAACAACCGGCACCTTTTGAGGGTGTTCTGTTTGATGAATTTTCGATATCAACTATACTATCCGATTATGACATCGCATCGTATGCATGTCAAATAAGGGTTGATTACGAATTAAAGAAATTGGAAGAAAAACATCGATTTGAACTCGAAGGACTGAAGATAGAACACAGGGCCTTAACAGATGAATACGATTTGTTTATAATACAAAAAGATAAAGAAATAGACCTGCTTGCTGGTGCATTAAGAAAAACGTCGCCTAGATATAAGTGGCTGTATTTTACAGGCGGCGTTATACTAGGTGGTCTAGGTTACTATGCACTAGATAAGGAACTATCAAAATGAAACACGCTAATTTACCACATCATTTTTATGTTTGGGTTAAGAATTCTTACTTAGGACCCAATATGCCTAGCGGCTACACATACGCACTTTGGCACGGAATTCACTCTAGAGAAGGTCAGATACCCATGGCTCATGTATTACTCGAAACTGGTGCTCACTGGTCTGGATTACCCCTTCACGCTATGTCAGATTTTCATGGGCCTGAGACTTGGGAAGAAAAACCTTATTTAGATTTGTGTCCATGGGCAGCTATGGGCCCTGATATTGAAGCTTATGGGGCTAAATATCTTGAGGGACTGGAAGTAGAATTATTTAGATTTGGATGGAAAGGTAGGCACACTGGTATTATGATAGACTGGAACAATGGGTTTGATAGATATCCTCAAGAACACAAGCCGCTCAATTTGATATCTTTGGACGATGGCCAGTTTGCTTTGCAGCCCAATAACTATTGTAGATTTAGGGATGACCATCTTGTAAACAAAGAAACATTTATGCAAACAAAAAATTACCGTCGAGGTGAAGATGTTTGGTGGGGTGTATGAGTAAAGACAAGCTCAATAAATTGGCAGCTTATGAAAAGGCAATTGCTGAAAAATATGGAGAAGAAGCTGTCGCGAACCCTAAGTCAAATTGGAATGAAGAAAAAGAAAAACTTTATCTTGAAGAGATGAAAGATTTTTACAACAAACAAAACAAAAATTTAGACAGCTATGAGAAAGTTGATTTAAATGGTATAAAGGTATCAAAAAAACTACTTAATAGAGAATCTTTAAAAAGTTGTTCTGTCTGCGGGGCTTTCCCAAAGAAATCAATGGACGATGTTTGCCAGATAAAATTTAATACTTGCAATTCTTGTTATATTAAATTTATCGAAGGTAGAGAAAAAAGATGGCACGAAGGATGGCGACCAGATGAAAATTTCAAAAAATCAAATTAAAGAGTTAATTCTTAATGTAATATCTGAGCAAGAAGTTGATGCATCCGGCTCTCCCGTTCTTAAGACTGGCTCTAAGTCTACCAGTCAGCGCACTTCTGATGCAGTAAAAAGAATTAAATCTGCTGGTGATGAATTAACAAATACTGAGAAGAACTTAGTCGACCAATTTGAAAAGTTTCTTTCAGATTTGGCTGCTACACCGGGTGTTGATTTAATGAGAAATCGTGCTTTACTTCAAAAAGTCATCGTTTTATTACAAAAAGCAACTGTATCGCAAAGACAAAAACAGCCACAAAATGAACAAATAGAGGAAGCATGCGGTGATCAACAGCCACATATGCAATCACACTGTGCTGATGATCATGAAGCTTCTATGGCTAAGGCCCAACTATACAGACTACATAAATACTCCACAGTATTACAAGAATTAATACACGAAGGAGATGAGCTTGAAGGCTGGGTACAAGCAAAGATTACTAAGGCAGCAGACTATATTGAGTCTGTAAAGCACTATTTAGAATATGAAAAATTAAAGGAACACTAAAATGGCAACAGTATATGAAATCGTTCAAGGACTATCACAAGCAGCAGCTAATGCTTATGATGGTGCTTTAGATGAAAACGGAGAACCACTTAAGGCTGGTCTTCAGAGAGAAGACGGCGACCCAATTCTGGATAAGAGAATTATGGATGGATTCAATGTAAAATTTTATGGCAACATGATGTGCATTGGGTACCACTCTGAGGTGCAGTTAAAGGAAGTATATGCAAATGGATTTGAATCTGACGTAGAAAAAAGAATTTCTGACATTGCTTCGTTCCTTAAGAAAGAATATAAAAAGTTAACAGGCAATTCAGTGACTTTAACTAAAGAAGGAGAAGTGGACGTTAGAGTAGAAAATTCATCTAGAGTTCGTTCTTGGGTAATGGCTAAGTTACATTACAAAGTTTCTGGACTTGAAGAAGAGATGAATGTTGAAACTGGTTCAAAAGCACCAACTGCTTATTGGCAAGACTTTCTTTCTCAGGGTGGCTGGACTGGTGATGGCGGTAAGCGTCCCAATAATGATACTAGAAAAAAGTAATTTAAAAATGTATGAGTTTTCAATTAGATAAAAAACAGCAAGTTAAAGAAATATTAAAATGCGGGAGAGATCCCGCATATTTTCTTAAAAACTATGCAAGAATATCACACCCAATGCATGGACTAATTCCATTTGATACTTATGAATTCCAAGATGATTTATTGAAAGATTTTAATGATTATCGATTTAATGTTATATTAAAAGCAAGACAGCTTGGAATATCCACAATAACTGCTGGCTATGTTGTGTGGATGATGCTTTTTCATCGTGATAAGTCCATACTTGTTATGGCTACAAAGTTTGCCACAGCAGGCAACTTGGTTAAAAAAGTCAAGAGCATCATGAGAAATTTACCAGACTGGATTAAGATTGCAGAAATCTCAGTCGATAACAGAACTTCTTTTGAATTGTCTAACGGCTCATCTATCAAAGCAGCTTCTACTTCGGGCGATGCTGGTCGTTCTGAAGCACTGTCACTTTTAGTATTAGATGAGGCTGCACATATTGAGGGCTTAGAAGAGTTGTGGACTGGTCTTTATCCTACGCTGTCTACAGGTGGTCGCTGTATTGCGCTGTCAACTCCAAATGGAGTTGGTAACTGGTTTCATAAAACCTGCGCAGATGCAGAATCGGGCGGTAATAATTTTAATATAACAACTTTAGCATGGGACGTTCACCCTGATCGCGATGAAGAATGGTATCAAAAAGAAACTAAAAACATGTCTAAAAGACAAATTGCTCAAGAGCTTGAGTGCAACTTCAATACTTCAGGCGAAACTGTTATTGATCCTGAAGATATGGAATGGCTATTGAAGAACGTGGCAGAACCAAAATACAGAACTGGTTTTGACCGCAATTTTTGGATTTGGGAAGAATTTGATCCTGAATGCAATTATTTGATGGTTGCTGATGTTGCAAGAGGTGATGGTGCCGATAACTCAGCATTTCACATAATCAAACTTGAAACACTTCAGATAGTAGGCGAATACCAAGGTAAGCCAACTTTAGATATGTATGCCAATATGTTAAATCAAGTTGGCAGAGAGTTTGGTAATGCTATGCTTGTGGTCGAAAATAATAACATTGGTTATTCAGTACTAGACAAGCTAACTGAGCACGCATATCCAAATTTGTATTTCTCGGTGAAATCAACACACCAATACATTGAACAGTATCAAGCAGAATACACAAACTCAGCAGTGCCGGGTTTTACTACTACAATGAAGACTAGACCCCTTATCGTTGCGAAATTAGAAGAGTTTATCAGAAATAAACTAATTACGGTATATTCTTCTCGTACAATTAACGAGATGAAAACTTTTATTTGGAGAAACGGTAAGCCTCAAGCCATGAAGGGCTATAACGATGACCTTATAATGTCATTGGCAATAGCATGTTGGGTTAGGGACACAGCAATACAATCAAACGCTAGAGATTTAAATTATCAGAAAGCTTTTGTTGATGCAATTTACACAAGTAGAACAACAATGAATACACAAATTAAAGGTCAAGAAGGCTACAAAAAAGATAACATTCTTGATAAAATAAGTGAAGCTAAAAAAACATATGAAGAATTCATGTGGATTATAAAGTGAGATTTTAAATGGCACCAAGAAACCCAAAACAAGGAAGAAACCCAATAAACCGACAGTCAGACTTATTTAAGGCTCTGACTAGATTATTTTCGGGACCTATCATTAACTACCGCTCTCAGTCTGGTAGAAAAATTAGAAGACAACATTTAGATAAGTTTTCTTCAAGATTCAGAAACCCTTCTGGACAACAATTTAAAAAGCAAAGCTATAACCCTTTAGATAATATTGCAGCTAATGCAATTGCAAATCAAAGAAGATCAGAACGTTATGTTGATTTTGATCAAATGGAATACATGCCCGAGATTGCATCGTCACTGGACATATATGCAGATGAGATGACAACGTTTTCTGATTTGCGTCCAATGCTAAACATCAAATGTACAAACGAAGAAATCAAAGCTGTATTAGATCTTCTTTACAGAAACGTTTTAAATATTGAATATAATTTATTTGGATGGTGTCGGACACTGTGTAAATACGGAGACTTTGTTTTGTATTTAGACATTGATGATAAGCACGGTGTTCAATCTGTTATTTCATTACCAATGCAGGAAGTTGAAAGACTCGAAGGCTTAGACGCAACAAACCCAAATTATATTCAATACCAATGGAATTCTGCCGGGATGACTTTTGAAAACTGGCAAATTGCGCATTTTCGAGTTTTAGGTAACGACAAATACAATCCATATGGTTCTTCGGTGCTTGAGGCGGCTAGAAGAATCTGGCGCCAACTTACTTTGATGGAAGATGCTATGATGGCATATCGTGTCATTCGTTCATCTGAACGTCGTGTTTTCAAGATTGATGTAGGTGCAATTCCACCTCAAGATGTTGAACAGTATATGCAAAAGATTGTTACTCAACTTAAGAGACACACCATTGTAGATCCCGATTCTGGTAGAATTGATTTACGATATAATCCAATGTCAATTGAAGAAGATTATTTCTTGCCTGTTCGTGCTGGTTCAGCAACCTCGATTGAATCGCTTGCCGGTGCTCAAAATATTACAGCAATCGATGACATCAAATATCTACGCGACAAGTTATTTTCAGCATTGAAAATTCCACAATCTTATTTAACGATGGGTGAAGGTGCTACCGAAGATAAAACAACTTTAGCACAAAAAGACATTCGATTTGCTAGAACTATCCAAAGATTACAACGCACAGTTATCCACGAACTAGAAAAGATTGGAATTATCCATCTTTATACTCTTGGTTTCCGCGGCGACGACTTGATTAACTTTAAACTTTCTTTGAATAACCCATCTAAGATTGCTGAGATGCAAGAAATTGAGCATTGGAAAACTAAGTTTGATATTGCTGCAGCCGCAACTGAAGGGTATTTCTCACGCAGATGGGTTACAGAAAACATTTTTGGTATGTCTCATGAAGAATTTGTACGTAATCAACGTGAAATGTTCTATGATAGAAAACAAGATGCTAATCTTCAACAAGTCGCTGAGCAAGCTGCAGCAGGAGAAACAGGTGGTCTCGGTGGCGACTTGGGTGGCGACTTAGGCGGTGACTTGGGTGGCGATCTTGATGCTGGCTTGGGTGACGATCTTGAGGGTGCATTGGATACTGGCGATGCAGAAGCAGGAGCAGAAGAACCAGCTGGCGGAGAAGATGATTCAGCATTACTGACAGCCCCGCCGGGCTCTAGATTTGCGCCCCGCGTAACACCCCGCTCAAAAGGCAAGGTTTATAATCCTAAG